CTCGTACGATCGCCATCCCGGTCTCGGCGGCGCCGTGGGAGGTCACTACGACCGTGGCCAACGGCCAGGGGTCGATCGTCACGCTCGACCACATCACCGGCTTCGTGTCGGTCACGTTCGGTGGCACGGACGTCCCGGCCGCGATGTTCTCGGGCAACATGCAGATGTCCTTCACGCCGACCGCTGCGACCAAGACGGTCGTCGACGATGGCGCGGGTGTGCTCACGGGCGCGTCCCTGACGGCTCCGGGAACCATCTCGTACGCCGACGGTTCGTACTCGTTCACCACGCTCGGCACGGCCGGGAACATCGTCCACAACAAGGGACCGATCCTCGCGACGTACCAGATCGACGCGTGGAACCTCGACCCGGTGTCGAAGGGCGCGTGGGCGAACGACATGAAGGTCCAGATCCTCGGCGACTCGGACTTCCTCGACACGACCACGGCGCTGTACTCGCGCTTCAAGCTCAACGTCCTGCTCTACAACAGCGATTCGCTCGCGTTCGAGACGCAGGAGACGTACGAGGGTCTCGACTTCGTCAACCCGACCTCGGCGGACTACTTCGCCGACGTCATCAACGAGCTGTCGGATCTCATCCGGGTCCAGGAGCCGGGCGGCAACGAGGGTCCGGGCCAGTTGCAGGGTATCGCGCACCACCAGGTGATCGCGGGCGGCAACGCGCTGGCGGCGAGCCAGACGATCGCAGCGACGCTCCTCTTCGGACCGATCGCGCCGCGCTCGCTGAAGATCACGTACCAGCGCGCGAGCGATGGTCTGCTCCGCACGATCACCGACGACGGCAACGGCAACCTCGTCGGCAACGTCGACGGAACGACCACCAACACGGTGACGTACTCGTCGGGTGCGGTGTCGTTCAAGACGCTGGAGACCATCAAGGGCACGACGCTCGTGACCGCCTCCTACGCGTCCTCTCCGGCCGAGACGACGCACTCCGAGCAGTTCGGTGATGCGACGAAGGGCTACACGGCCGGCACGGACGGCACCTTCGACTCGACGAACTTCGGGCGTGACCAGTTCACGAACCCGGCGCTCGAACCGGCCTTCAAGGGTCTCTACGCGCTCGACCGCGTCGAGGAGATCATGCAGGTCGCGATCCCCGACTTCGCGGGTGACGAGATCATCACCGGAGACCTGCTCGACTACGCGGACGCGCGCGCGAACCTGCCGTCGGGTGGTGACCGCTTCATCATCCTGACCGTCCCGAAGGGGTCGAGTGCGCAGGAGGCGGTGGACTGGTTCCGGTTCACGCTCGGTCGCTTCTCGAAGTTCGCGGCGCTGTACTGGCCGTGGGTCAAGGTCGCCGACCCGCTGTCGAACGGCCGTCCGCTGACGATGCCGGCTCTCGGCCACGTCGCAGGCGTGTACGCGCGCACGGACGCGACCAAGAACGTCGGCAAGTCGCCGGGTGGCACGGTCGACGGCGCTCTGAAGTTCCTGACCGGCCTGGAGCTGGACTCGACGCAGGGCGAGCGCGACCTCGTCTACCCGAACAAGATCAACCCGCTGATCTCGGGTCCGTCGACGGGCCTCGCGGTCTGGGGCGTTCGCACCATCGCGCTGGAGACCGAGTGGCGCTACATCAACGCGCGCCGGCTCTTCATGTTCCTGGAGAAGTCGATCTTCAACGCCACGGCGTGGATCGTCTTCGAGAACAACGGTCCGGCTCTGTGGGGCAAGATCAAGGCCCAGCTCACCGGGTTCCTGACCGCACTCCACGGCGAGGGTTACTTCGCCGGCACCACGCCGGCCGAGTCCTTCTTCGTGATCGTCGACTCCAGCAACAACACGCCGGCCACGATCGATCAGGGCCAAGTCATCATCGATGTCGGTATCGCCCCGAACAAGCCGGCCGAGTTCGTCCGGTTCCGCTTCCAGCAGATCAGCCTGACCTAGGAGCGAGTCCAGGCCAGTTCCCTCAAGAGGAGATAGAAGATGCAGGTAACCCTTACCAATCTGTCCGGCACGGACTCGTTCTACATCTCGCAGCTCTACCGCCAGCTCGCTCCGGGCGAGTCGGTGACGACGCGACGTACGATGGCGCAGATCGACGCAGACGCGTCGCTGAAGGCGCTCATCGTGGCGGGTTCGATCGGCATCTCGTACACCGAGGAATCGGGTGACGACATCGCCGGAGGCGGTGGTCTCGAACCCGGCATCATCGAGTGCCGTACCGTCATGGTGTCCGTGCCGGCCGGAGCCGGCGGTGCGCCCGACGACGTCGCGGTCTACAACGCGAACGCACCGTACGCGTTCGACATCGTCGACGTGACGTTCCTGTGCAGCACGCTGGTGGCCGGTTCGACCGTCACGCTGCGTTCGGCGTCGGGTGGTGGTGGTACGGCGCAGTCGGACGCCCTCAACACGGCCGCGACCGGCATCAAGCGCAACGCGACGGCAACGGCTCCGGTGGCGGTCGCCAAGGGCGGCTCGGTCTTCCTCCGGCGCAGCGACAGCGGCGTGGCGGGTACCCTGCTCATCTCGATCGCGCGCAAGTCGTAACTCGATCGCGTTCTACTTCAAGATCGAGTACGCTCAGACGGAGGAACCCAGATGGCTCGCGCACAAGCAACCGACTTCATCCACTCGATGCGATTCCAGGTCGACGCGATCGGCGTCGGTGGCGTGCAGCGCCTCCTCGCGGTCGGCCGGCCCCAGGCAGGCTTCTCGGCAGTGACCACCCCCGAAGCGACGGTCGAGGCCGTCGAGTACAAAGAGGGGAACACGGTCTACACGAAGAAGCAGCCGGGCAACCCCTCGATGTCCGACATCACGATGTCGCGTGGCGTGACCCGAGGCGACTCCTCGTTCTGGGAGTGGCTGCGTGTCGTGATGGAGGGCTCCGGCGAGTACCGCGCGGACCTCGACATCAAGCACTTCCATCGCGACACGTCGCTCGTTCGTACGCAGCCGGCGTCCGGCGATCAGCCGAACCTGACGAACATCGACACGAACACCCCGGGGCGTATCTACCACGTCCGCGAGGCGTTCCCGACGCGGCACAAGGTCGCTGCGGACCTCGACGCGACCGCGTCCGAGATCTCCATCATGGAGCTGGACGTCGCGTACGAGACGTTCGAGGTCGAAGAGCGCCCGGCTCCGTAACTACGCGACTCGGCGTGACTACGCGAACGAGGCGGCTCCTGATCGAGTCGCCTCTTCGCTTTGGAGGTGGGGGTTGTCGATTTTTTCGGACGCCTTGTTCGGGACCGCGTCTTTTGTTCTTCTCCCAGGTGCTGTGGAGCGGGCTGGCCTAGATCAAACGAAGCACGTCAGAGTGCTCTGCTACTCTCGGGGAAAGGTAGCTCGTGGCTCGTAGCGTTCTACAGGACTACCTCCAGGTCTTCCCGTTCTGGCTTATGGACGTGGCGCCCATCGAAGCGCTCGCGGTTCCGATCTTTACGCCTCTCTCGGGTTTCGCCTCCATCACGGCGCCCGAGATCACCGTCGAGCTACAGGACATCAAGGAAGGCAACTGGCACTTCAAGCGCCACTCGATCAAGAGCGCTGACGTCTCTCAGATCACGTTGACCAAAGGCGTGACCTTCGCGAACTCCGACTTCTGGCGTTGGATCATCGCGAGCATCACAGGCGACACAGAATGGCAGCTCAAGCTACCGTTCGTTCCTCCGCTACGCGTGGGCGGTCCATCTCCTCGACGGCAGCTCGTCCTCATCCACTTCTTCGCACGCAATCCTCTCGGCGGAATCACGGCGGGCGGGATCACGAGCGCGCAAACAGCCATCGCGCTTGCTGCGGGGCTTGCCGAAATCGGAACTGCTCTCTCGGGTGGTGTCAGTGGTTCCTCGCTGGAAGCGGCGGCAGCATCCGCAGGCATCGGCGCCGCTCTCAACTTCGGTCCGCCTGATTTCACCGTGCGCGTGCCCGCGCGCGCGTACGTACTGCACGGGTGCTTGCCTACCCGCTACAAAATGGGCGGGGACTTCGACGCGCGCTCCGGCGAAGTCTCGATCGCAGAATTGGATCTCAAACCCGAGCTGGTTGAAGAGATCAGCCTGTCTTCCTGAAAACCTTCCACACCCACGAGGCCCTTCCAATGGCTGTTATCGAAACGGCATCCGCTTCCTCATTCTTTCGTCCGACGTCTGTTCGTAAGCGTGGAGGTACAGCGATCCAGCCTTTCGATGTTGCCAAGATCGAAAGCGCGGTACGCCGGGCTTGGACGGAAGTAGAAGGTCTTGCTGACGAAGCGGAAGTGCGGCGTGTGGCAGGCTTCGCGGCTTCAATGCTGCGCGAAGGAACCGCAGACATCGAGCAGATCCAAGATGCAGTCGAGATCGCGCTCATGCGCGCGGACAAGTTCTCCGTCGCGAAGGCGTACATCCTGTACCGTCAGAAGCGCGCCGAGAAGCGAGCCTCGCGGAAGAAGGCCGACCCGAAGGCGGTTTCCGAGTACATCCACGCAAGCAAGTACGCGCGCTACGTCCCGGAGCTTCAGCGTCGCGAGGTCTACGACGAGACCGTTGCTCGGGTCGAGATGATGCACCTCAAGCGCTTCGGCCACCTTCCCGAAATGCGCTCGAACATCTCCAAGGCGTTCGACCTGGTGCGGGAACAGCGTGTGCTCCCTTCGATGCGTTCCATGCAGTTCGGAGGGGCGGCCATCGAGTCGAACAACAACCGCATGTACAACTGCTCGGCGACGCTCATCGACCGGCCCCGCGCCTTTGCAGAGGCTCTCTTCCTGCTCCTCTCGGGTTGCGGCGTCGGTTACAGCGTGCAGTTCGAGCACGTCGACAAGCTGCCTGTGCTCAAGGACATCGACGAGCGCCAGGTAGTCCATCACGTCATCGGCGACACCATCGAGGGTTGGGCCGACGCGCTCGACGCTCTCGTCAACAGCTACATCGACGGCACGCTCGTCGAGTTCTCGTACCACAAGCTGCGGGGAGCCGGCATCCCGCTCAAGACCTCAGGCGGGCGGGCTCCGGGGCACACCAAGCTCAAGCTCGCGCTCGAACGTATCCGGGGAGTCCTCCACAACGCGCGCGGGCGCAAGCTGCGTCCTGTCGAGTGTCACCGCATCCTGTGCCACGCGGCCGACGCAGTGCTCTCCGGCGGCATCCGACGGAGCGCGATGATCTGCCTGTTCTCGCTGGAGGATAGCGAGATGATGTACATCAAGTCGAGCCGCGACTGGTTCGACAAGGAGCCGTGGCTTCAGAACGCGAACAACTCCGTCGTCCTCAAGCGGGACGAGGTCAAGGAGAAGCAGTTCAAACGCATCTTCCAGATGACCCGAGGCTTCGGAGAGCCAGGCATCTTCTTCGTGAGCGACTATAACCACGTCACCAACCCGTGCTGCGAGATCGGACTCGACCCGGTCCTCGTTATGGAGGACGGGACGACGCGCACGGGGTGGGCGATGTGCAACCTCTGCGAACTCAATGCGGCGAAGTTCTCGACGTACGAAGACTTCGAGCGCGCGGCGTGGGCGGCGACGCTCATCGGAACGATGCAGGCGGCGTACACGGACATGCCGTACCTCGGGGAAGTTACCGAGAAGATCGTTCGGCGCGATGCTCTCCTCGGCGTCGGCATGACCGGCATGCAGGACGCTCCGCACATCGCGTGCAGCCCGGAGTTCCAGCGCAAGGTCGCGAACAAGGTTGTCGAGTGGAACGCGAAGTGGGCTGACCTCTTCGGGATCAACCGCGCGGCTCGTACGACCTGCGTGAAGCCGAGTGGAACGACGTCGCTCGAACTGGGCAACGTCGGCTCGGGCATCCACCCGCATCACTCGCGCCGCTACATCCGTCGCGTGACGGCCGACGAGCTAGAGATCTGCTTCCAGAACTTCAAGAACATCAACCCGCACATGTGCGTGCTGAAGCCGAACGGGAAGTGGGTCATCGAGTTTCCTGTCGAGGCTCCCGAAGGCGCGATCCTCAAGGAGCACCTGGCAGCGTCGGAGTTCCTGGACGTCGTCAGTTCGACGCAACAGAACTGGGTCCTCCCCGGCACTACGCGTCCGAGCCTCGTCCCGGGCCTCAACCACAACGTCTCGAACACCATCACCGTGCGCGAGCACGAGTGGGATCTCGTGGCCGACTACCTCTGGGCGCACCGGGACAACTTCACGGGTGTCTCGCTGCTCGCCGATGACGGGGACATGATCTACCCGTTCGCTCCGTTCGAGGCGATTCGTACGGAAGCGCAGGAGCGGCGCTGGAACGAGCTGGCGGCGAACTACAAGCCGGTCGACTACCTCTCGATGCTCGAAGCCGAGGACGGCACCAACCTGATGGGCGAGGCCGCGTGCGCGGGCGGGGCCTGCTCCATCGCTTGATCGTACCTCGGATCTGAGGTAGGGTTTCGGCATGAGCTGGAAGACGCTCGATGTCGAAGCCATGCTGCGTGAGGCTGGTGGCGGCGCCGTCGCCTCCGGCGCAACCGCGTCGGGGAACGCCGGGGCCTTCGCGGTCCCTCTCGGCGCCACGGGCGCGCGCGTAGCCACGGGCGCGCAGGACGACTACGAGCGCAAGCGGCGCCGTCGGAAGAACGAAGACGGCGATCCCCGCTACTACGGCGGCTACGAGAGCTACGAGAGCTACGAGCCCAGCAGCATCGACTGGATGCTGCCCACCAAGATCTGACCGGACGAAGTTCCGGCAGACCTTGGTCTTGATCTGTAGACGCTTACTGCATTTTCGAGGTAAAGACGGATGGAGATCATGACCGACAGCAATTCCAAGATCGAAGTGATCGGCCCGGCGAAGGAACGACCCTTCGATTCGATCATCTGGGAGAAGTACAAGAGCCACTGCGGGAACTGCGGTGGCCAGCACAAGCTCAAGGTGAAGCTCGTCGTTCCGATCGAGGCAGGCGGGCGCGAGGTCGAGTCGAACGCGATCCTCATCTGCCGTGCGTGCGAGATGGCGGCTGACACCGCTGCCCCGCTCCCTGGAGAAGCGGGCGAGCGGCGCATCATCAACTTCTGGGTGAGCCGGCACCTTCACAACCGGATGACGAACGGAATGGCGACGAGCCGGGGGCTGAAGAGCCTGAGCCAGCTCGTGCGCTACCTGATGTCTTCGTACGTCACGGACGTCGCTCGCTTCGACGATCTCGACCGTTACCAGGACGGTTCGTCCAACGACGTCAAGGTGAACGTCTGGGTTCCGATGGACCAGTACGAGACGTTCAAACGCCTGGTCAACGATCGCGGCATGAGCGTGACCAACGCGGTCAAGTCCCTCATCCAGATGTTCGACGAGGAGATCGTCGTTCGCGAGAAGAAGTAGACCCATGCCCGAGGAGAACAAGATGTCGAACCTTCCCGAAACGACGAGCGAGGCCCCGAAGAGCAACAACGACGCGTTGCTCGCACAGCAGACGGCGGCCCTCGCGCGTCACCAGATGACGACGCCGAAGTCCACCCAAGGCGTCTACGACCTGCCGTGCGGTTACCTCGACGAGAGTGGCAACCTCCACACCGAGGTCGCGCTCCACGAGATCACGGGTACCGAGGAAGACCTCCTCGCGAACCCGAAGATGCAGCCGGTGAAGAAGATCAACGAGCTGCTCACGCGCTGCATCGACCGCATCGGTCCGTTCACGGAGCGTGGTCGCGTCTCTCAGATCGTGCTCGACCTGACCGTCGGCGACCGCGCGTTCCTGATGTTCGCCATCCGTCGCATCTCGCTCGGGGACGACTACCCGTTCAAGGACAAGTGCCCCTCCTGCGAGGAGGAGAAGCTGTACACGGTCGACCTGTCCGAGCTGGAAGCGAAGCAGATGCCGGACCCGAAGAAGCGCGCCTTCGACCAGACGCTTCCCTCCGGCAAGCAGGCCAAGTTCCACCCGATGACGGGTCGTGACGAAGAGCGCCTCGCGAAGTTCGACAAGAACAAGGCGGACACGCTCTCGCTGTCCATCCTGATGCGCCTCGATCTGCTCGACGGGAAGGCGCCGACGCTCCCCGACGTGAAGAACCTCGAGCTCCGCGACCGCAACTTCCTGCGCGATCAGTTCGAGGACTCCGAGGGCGGTCTCGACACCGAGGTCGATCTGGAGTGCCCCGACTGCGGCGAAGCGTTCAAGCGCGACGTCGACGTGGGGCAGCAGGGTTTTTTCTTCCCCTCTGCGATCCAGAAGAGCTTGAAAGCCAAGTCTTCTACCTGATGGAATCGTGGAGGGGCCTCTCCGAGGCTGCCATCATGGCCATGCCCTCCTCTCGACGGATGCGCCTCATCGAGAGGAAGAGCGATCTGGAGAAAAAGCGAGAAGCGCAGCATAATTCGGATCTCGCGCGCGCCCGCTCGCGACGTTGAGGACCACGCGGTCCCGGAGGTTCTAGAACGTGGCTCTCAACTTCCTCGGCCTGGGCTTCTCCTTCGGAGCCAAGGATGCTGGTCTCAAGACCAAGCAGAGGCAGGTTGCGTCCGGGTTCTCGGATATCTCCGGCGAAGTCGAGAAGATGGGTCGCAAGGCCGAGGGAGGAACCAAGCCCCTCGCGCACATGACCGACCAGCTCTCGGGCTCGTCGATGGACAAGCTGACGGCGTCCATCGACAACCTGGCCCTCTCCCTCGGGAAGGACTTGCCGAAGGCGAGTCACAAGGGCGCGGACTCGATGCACCGCGCGGCCGAGAATCTGGAGAGCGACGAACGCAAGGTCGGAGGCGGGTTCCACTTCATCCGTGACGCGGTCGACAAGCTCAACTCGATCCTCCGCATCAACAAGCTGCAAGCGTTCATCCAGGCCATCTCGCTGGCCAAGCTGTCCGAGATCGGAAACCACGTAGACAGCATCGCGAACAGCGGCATGAACCTGACGACGTCGCTCGAAGCGACGATCGTGGCTGCGAACAAGACCTCGCGCTCGATGGGCGCGAACTTCGGATACGCCGGCAAGTCGCTAGGGAAGTTCACGGGCGAAGCAACGTCGATGGGCATCGCGCTCAACATCGGCACCGAGAAGGCAGCCGAGGCTGTCTACGCTGTCTCACAGGCGTCCAAGGAGCTGAGCGCGGTCGGTCTGAAGTCGGCAGCCGACCTCGCCAAGTTCTCCGAGGTGTCCGGCGTCGGTGCGCAGGAGCTGACCCAGATCTTTCGTCAGGCAGGCAAGCAATTCAACCTGACTGACGACCAGCTCCGGCAACTTGCAGGTTCTGCACTCGCGGCTGGCAAAGACATCGGCGACGTCGGGGGGCAGTTCAAGCAGATGCCGCACATCATGGAGTTGATCTCCAGACGAGCGGCCGTGCTCGGACGCAAGCTCAACTCCCAGCAGATGGCCGACTTCGCGAGCCAGACGATGGCCGTGAGTCAGGCGTTCTATCACATGGGCGTGAGCGGCGACGAGGCTCGCGAGATGGCGACCTCGCTCGCTACGCAGATGGTCGAGTCTGGCGAGTCCTTCGCCGACATGTTTGCCGGAACCAAGGACGATCTACACGACTTCGCGATGAGCATCGGCATCGGAACTGGCGATATCAACGTCGCGTTCAAGTCGATGTCGCAAGGCCCAGCCGAGTTCATGTCTGGCATGGCCGAGATGGTTCTCAAGGCGAAGAAGAGCGGCAAGTTCACAGCCGAGTCGATGAACCTGCTCCGTGGCCAGCTCTCGAAGACGTTCGGGCCGAAGCAAGCGGCCACGATGATCCAGTTCTTCGACAAGGCCGACGAGAAGCAGTTGGAGATGATGAAGACCACCTCCAAGGCGAAGGGAGACCTCGGGAAGTTCGCCAAGGAGGGCTTCAGTACCGGCCGCACGCTCGACGAGTCCTTCACGCTCATGAAGGACACGTTCGTCATGAACTTCCGAAATATCGGCCGAAGTGCATCGGTCGACTTCGTGAATCAGACGGGCAAGGAGTTCAACCGCTTCAACAAGCAGTTGCAGGCTGTCGTGAAAAAGGGTGGCCCGATGGCCAACCTGATCGTGAAGTTCTCGGAGATGCACCAAATCGGCGCGCTCGCGCTGATTCCGAAGACGCTGCGCCCGATGGCAGGTCTCTTCGGGACCATCGTGAAGGAAGCGACGCCGATGATCGGCGTTCTCGGTTCTCTCGGCTTCCGTCTGAACATGCTCGCGTCGCCGATGACGTTGATCGTTTCGGCTGCGGCTGTCCTCGGTATGTGGTTCGCGGACCTGCGGATGCAGGGGAAGACGACCGGCCAGGCGATCGGCATCATGGCGACGAAGATCGGCCAGGGCGCAAAGAAGCTCTGGGTGACGGTCAAGAAGTGGGTCGGAGCGCTCTTCAACTACCTCGCGTCGGTGGACTGGGGTGCGGTCTTCACGCGCGTGTTCGATGCGCTCGTCACTGTCATGCAAGCGGCCGGAGACCTCCTCCGGCAGATCCCGTGGGGCCAGATCTTCGAGGGCTTCATGAAGATCATCGGGAAGTTGTTCGAGTTCGTCGCGAGCAAGAAGTTCGCGGACGCGCTCGTCAACATCTTCGAGTTCCTCGGCACGACCATCGTCAAGCTGCAAGGCATGCTGATTCACGCGTTCGAGCGGGCATTTGAAGCGCTCGCTAACGTCGACATCGGCAAGGTCGCCAAAGGCATCATCGACACGCTCTACCGAATCTTCATGGTGGTTGGGCGAGCCGTCGGAGCCGCGTTCCAGAAGATTCTGGACCTCTTCGAGTACACCGCGAGCGCCGGCTTCCGCGACAAGCTCATGAAGATCGCGGGCGGTATTGCGGAGGGCGTGAAGCACCTCATCAACAAGCTCTTCGACCTGGTCGAGGCTGCCATCGACTTCCTGTCGAAGATCGACCTGGGGAAGGCTGTCCACAACATCCTCACCACGGCGATGCACATCGTCGAGGCTGTTCTTCTCGTTCTCGTGCAGGCCGTCGAGACCTTCTTCCAGCGGCTTCCCGAACTAGCGAAGAAGGTGCTCGACCTCATCATCAAGCTGTTCAAGGAGATCCCGGCTGCGGTTGGCCAGTTCCTCTCGGAGGCTGGCGACACCCTGAAGCGCATCCTGCCTCGGATCGTGACGGCCATCCTCGATGCGGTCTGGGACATCCTGAAGGCAATCCCAGGACTCGTCATGAAGGTGCTGCGCGCGATCCCGGACATCATTGGAAGCGTCGGCGAGCTGATCAAGGGCGCGGTCAACCTGCTCGTGAAGGCTGTCCTCGGCATCTTCGAGGGCATCGAGAACTGGCTCGCGAAGAAGTTCCCGGCAGCGGCGGGTGTCATCCATGGCGTGTTCGCCGCGCTCAAGGCCATCATTGTCGCGATCGGCAAGGTGATCGGGTTCGTGATCGACGCGATTGTCTGGGTCTTCAAGAAGCTGTGGAGCGTGGTCGGCACGATTCTCAAGTTCCTGTGGGACGCCTTCGACACACTGGTGATCACTCCACTGAAGTTCATCTGGGGGCTCATCAAGAAGGTGGGCGAAGCCATCGCGTGGCTCGTCGGCAAGCTGGTCAGCGTTGCCAAGAAGATCGGCGGCTTCCTCAGCTCTGTCGGTGGCTTCTTCAAGAGCGTCGGATCCAAGATTGCGAGCTTCCTCGGTGGAAGCTCGATGGACCTGAAGAAGATCCTGGAGGAGGCCCAGAAGAAGGCGCAGAACGCCACCGACAACATGACCGAAGCGCAGAAGAAGGCGCTCGCGGAGTTGCAAGCGCAGAAGGACAAGTACAACGCTGCGGACCGGGCGTGGCAGGAGGAGCGCAAGAAGCTCGACGCGCAACAGCAGAAGGATCTCGAAGCACGCAGGATGACCGTCAAGCAGGTCGAGGTCACTTCGACGAACGCTGTGCAGGTGATGCAGCAAGCCTCCGACGCTGCCGCGAAGGGAATCAAGGACAACATCGAACTCGTCGACAAGCAAGTGCGTCTCGCCTCGTCGCTCGCGATGCCGAAGATGGACCAGAGCTACCTCGATGCCATTACCGCGTACGAGAAGGCCGAAGAGGAATTCAACGCGGCAATGAAAGCCAAGGATCTAGAAGCGGTTAAAAAGCTAGGCGACCAAGAAGTCGACATGCTCAAGGAGCAGCAAAAGCAGCTCGGCATTTCAGGTCACGCACTCAAAGAGCTTCGGGACGAGCAGCTCAAGGACTTCTCGATGCGCGTCGACCTCATGGACAAGCTGTCCACCGACGAGAAGAAAGCCTACCAGGCGAGCTTGGATCAGATCTTCGACAAGAACCTGAAGTCGCAGATCGCCTTGCAGGCGATGACGCGGGCCATCAACGAGGGCTACAACCAACAGGAAGCCTCCCTCTTCCAACACAAGCAAGAAGAGCTTCGGGGCCTCGGTCAGTTCGATACGAAGCGTATCGACATCGAGAAGAAATACTACCAGCTCTCAAACGATCTGGAGAAGAAGCGCGCCGAGGACCAAGCCAAGAACGAGCAGAAAATCCTCCTCGCCAAGAACAAAGCGACCGAGCAGAAGCTCATCCTCGAACAGTTCATGGGCGTGGAGTCGGAGACGATCATGAAGAGGATCGCCAACTCCGAGCTGAAGACGGAGACCGATAAGTACGCCGCGATGTCTGCGTTGCAGCAACGGTTTGCTGCCAAGAGCGCCGAGGTGCTGGCAAACATCCCCGACAGCATGAAGGATGCGGCCACGCGCGCGCAGAGTCAGTTGAATGCCGCGTACTTCGAGCAGCTCAAGGAGATCACGCTCAACGAGAAGATGTCCGACACGGAGCGCAAGAAAGCGCTCAACGATCTGGAGGCGTGGCGCATCTCCAAAATGGAGGATTTCAAGAAACTGGTCGACGAGCAGACCAAGTCCATGGTCGCGTCGAACGGCGCGGCGTCCGACTCGATGTCGAAAACCTTCGACACGTTCTCCGAGGGCCTCCAGAAGAAGGCCGAGGAGTCAGCCCTCAAGTCGAATGCAGCCATCGGTAGCGTCCAGAAGGAACTCGGTGTCACGGCCGAGGACGCTCTCAACAACCTGAAGGACATTGCGGCAATCGACCCGAAGAAGTTCGCCGAGGGCCTCAGGAAGATCAAAGAGGTCTACATCGACTTCGCGAAGACGGCGCAGGACTCGGCGAAGTCGATGCTCACGACCACGAACAAGTCCTTCGAGGAGTTCAACAAGTCCGCAGTCGACCACTGGATGAAGCAGAAGCAGAACATCTCGTTGATGGAGTTCAACGACGCAGACATCAAGAAGCTCACCGACACCGTCGGAAAAACGGTCGAGCGTGCGTTCACTTCCCTCACCGACATGATCACGAAGAAGGTGCAGGAGGCGGTCACCAAGGCGTTCATCGACGCCTTCGCGAAGGTCATCGTCGAGGCCAAGAAGTTCGTCAAGGACTCGATGTCGGTGTTCCGCGACCTGACCCAGCAGATGATCAAGCAGTTCGGAGACGCGTGGCAGAAGATCCTTGGCTTCACGACCACGGCTCTCCAGGCGATCGAGAAGGACACCGAGCGTGCTGTCGCGAACCTCAAGCGCATCGAGCTGGCCATGCGCGGAACACTTGCTGCGAAGGCCGAGACCGCAGGCGCTGACGTCAAGCAAGACGTCAAGATGGACACCACGAAGTCCGACCTGGGGAACATCTTCCAGGCGACGCACCACCCCGAGTGGTACGAGAACGACTTCAAGTACAAGGCGATGGAAATCATCGCGGCGCTCAACGGCCTCGCCGCTGCGCTCTCGAAGGTGCCGACGGGTGGACAGACTGCGGGAACCGCGAGCGCCCGCGCGCAAGGCCAGATCCGTGCAGGCACGCAGGCGCCGGGCATCGGAGATAGTCGGGTGAAGGGCAGCCTTGGTGGAGGCCAGCGCTAATGTCCGTCAACGTTGTTCAGAACAGTCGCCTGCGCTTCGCAGACCTCGGTGTCATCGACGGCATCGAGTTCTTCGACCTGCTCGACCTACCGGACCTTCCCGAACAGCCGGACGACATCTCGTACCAGGTCCAAGGCGGGGACCGTCTCGATCGCATCGCGAACACGTTCTACGGGGACCCCATCTTGTGGTGGGTCATCGCTGCGGCCAACGAGCTGGAGATCCTCCCCACCGACCTGAACGAAGGCGACTTCATTCGTGTGCCGTCGCCGCGTTTCGTTCTTCAACAGCTCTTCCGAACCGCTCAAGGACGGTAGCGCGTGGCTGCTTCGGAGAGCCTCGACTACCGCAACCCCTTCCTCTCGGCCGCGATCGTGACGACCGACGGGACGCGATTTCCGTTGTGGATGAAGACCGACCCCGCCGCGCGCACGGCTGCTCGTCTTCAAGGAACGCAGTCGCTTGCCTTCGTGCAGGAGCTGAGCGTCGAGATCCAGCTCGCGTACCTGCCCATCATCAAGTGCACGCTCGCTCCTCCGTACGGCGATGCGCTCAACTTCCTCAACAGCCGTCTCATCGAGTGGGGGCAGTCCCAGTTGGAAGTACAGTTCGGGTACATCCAGCAAGGCCCTCCGAACGACCCCGCCGGACGCGTTGTCCTCTCCGACCTCTATTCCGGGATCCTCCTCAAGCCGGAAGTCCAGCTCGGTCAGGACGTGGTGATCACGCTCAACGCGCAAGGTGTCGGCGGGTTTGCGGCTGTACGTCAGGAAGGAAACCTGACGATCAAGGACACCCGGAAGAACATCGTCAAGAAGCTCTTCGAGCGCTTCAAAGTCACCGTCGACGATTCGGAGGTCGACAAGATTGCGACCACACAGGCCGAGATCGTGGCCGAGTGGAACAAGAAGCCGATCGACTTTACTCAGGCCGGTGACTCGTACTGGACGGCCGTCCTGAAGATCGTCCGCGAAGCAGGTTTCCACTCGTACCTCGTCGGGAACGCGTTCAAGGTGCTGCCCGCATCTTTCGTTTTCAGCGCGGGTCCGACGAAGCTCTTCCGGCTCTATGACTTCTCGCAGGGGCGCCTCGGTCCGGTCGATGGTGGGTCGCTCGGCGTCAATCGTGTTCTCCCCATCCTGTCGGTGTCGAGCCCGACCTCGGCTGTCTACCTGCCAGGTTCCGCGCAGGGCTTCTTCATCCAGGACATCAACAGTTTCGATCGTGGAGAGATCAAGAAGTTCGTCGGAGATCAACAGGTGGCAGCCCCGCGTACTGGCGTGGGCGCGTCGTCCGTTCAGAACCCGAACACGTTACCAGCCGCTGATCCGAAGACCGGCGAGGGCGCGGAGCAGTACCCGGGAAACGCATCAGACGACCAGCTCCTGCAACAGGTGCAGTCGGAGTACGCAGCGCAAACGACGCTCATGGGTGTCCAGCTCAACATGGAATCGATCGGCGACCCTACGCTTCTTCCGGGAACCGTCATCGCAGTGCGTGGTATCGGTGCACGCCTCAACGGGAACTACTCGACGTTCAAGGTCACGCATACCATCGGCGGTAGCGGTTACACGATGTCGTTGGAGTGCGTTAGCAACGTTGCCCAGGCGCTCAAGAACTCCGTCGAAGCTCTCGGCCCAGTTGCGCCAGAACCGCAGGTTGACGAACAGACCCCGCTGACCAACACCGTCACGAAGAACCCCACCAACATCCAGTAACCCGATGCCCTCCTTCGACGCCTTCTACGAAAACCTGCTTCTCCGGGGCCTGGAGAACTTCAGGAAGTATTACGGGATCTATCGCGGGACTGTCACGCGGAACGACGACCCGGAGATGCGCGGTCGCGTGCAGGCCAAGGTTCTCCAGGTTGGTCACACCAACACGCCGGACATCTGGATCGATCCTGCCTTCGAGGGAGCAGGCGAGAACCGAGGCTCGTTCTTTCCGCCGGAAGTCGGCGACTCAGTGCGCGTTGCGTTCGAGGCCGGTCGCGCAGACAAGCCGATTATCTACTTCGGAGGTTGGTACGGCGGAACCGACCTTCCCGAAGAGTTCTCGTACACCACCGGCCAGCGCATCAACGGCCAGACAGGCTCCGTCCCGGTCCCCGAGCGTCGCGGTATCATCACGCGGAAGGGTCACCGGCTCATCTTCAACGACGAGGACGGCAAGGAGACGGTCACGCTTGCGTGGCACCAGCCGTCCGCTTCGGACGCCGCCAAGACTGCGGACAAGAACGGCGACCGCTCGAAGACTGCCGATCGCGGGTCTGGGAAGACGTCTACGCTCGTCATGAACTCGGATGGCGACGTCGTGGTGACGAACGCGAACGGCTCTTCGGTCACGCTCAGCTCGAAGAACAAGAACATCGTCGTTCAGGACGAGAACAGCAACGTCCTGACGATGGACTCCAACGGCGTCACCCTCAAGACGAAGAAGGCTGTCATCAAGGCCACCCAGGTCGAGGTAGGCGACGGCGCGGACACCCCGGGCGTGCGCGGGCGCGAGCTGAATACCTGGCTCACGAGCCACACACACGGGACCGCGTGGGGACCTTCTTCGCCTCCGCTAACCCCGCCTCCGGCCACGATCCTGTCGAAGAATGTGAAGCTGAAATGAGGTACCTTCCAGGTTAGATCATGGCGCGCACGAACTACAGGGGCATCGCCCTGCCGTTCAAGAAGTCGACCACGGCGCTTCCGGCTCCGGTTGTCGATGACGACCTGATCAAGCAGTCCTTGGTTCAGATCATCCTGACCGGCCGAGGCGAGCGGATCATGCGGCCGGACTTTGGCTCGAACGCCTACGCTTTCGTGTTCGAGAACAACGACTTGGTCCTCCAGGAGACCATCCGCGCGGAGGTCATGTCCGCCATCGCGAAGTTCGAGACCCGGGCGGTCGTGCGGACGGTAGATGTCACCCGGTCGGACACCGAAGTGGTGGTGACGATCAACTACATCGTGGTCGCCACTCGCCAAGAACAGACCGTGGCGATTACGATGCCGATCGGCTGAGGAGTCCATGGCAACTTCCGATCTAAACAAGGTCAAGTACGCGGGTCTCGACTTCGACACCCACTTCGACGACCTGCGCGCGCGTCTTCAGATCAAGTTCGCCACCGACTTCAACGACTTCGCGCTGTCGAGCCTCGGGATCATGCTCGTCGATATCGTGTCGTACGGGCTCGACACGTTGAGCTTCTACGTCGACCGCCGTGCGACGGATCTCTACCTCGACACCGCGCGTACGCGGAAGTCGGTCGCTCGCCTGAGTCGCCAGCTCGGCTACAAGATGCGCGCGGCCATCGCTTCGTCGGTGGACCTCGACGTCGCGGTTCTGAATCCTCAGGTCTTCAGCATCCCCGTCCCGAAGGGCTTCCAGTTCAAGGGACCCAACGACCTCGTCTTCGAGGCGGCCCAAGAGGTCACCTTCGATCCCGGAGACGACGCCTCCGTCATTCGCACGGTTCCTTGCTACGAAGGCCAGACCTTTGTCGAGACCTTCGTTTCGGACGGCAGCGCGAACCAGGTCTTCGAGCTTCGTCGCGTCCCGGACTCCAGCTTCGTCGTCTCGGGAACGGTCACGGTCAAGGTCAACGGCGCGGACTTTACCGAGAGCGAGTTCATCACCTTCGACGAGACCGACCAGTTCGAGGTTGGCTACAACGACGACCCTCCGACGGTGCGGTTCGGTGATGGTGTGGCAGGTAACATCCCTACGCTCGGTGCCACCATCCAGGTCACGTACGTGGCCTCGCGCGGGCTCGCGGGTCAGGTTCCGAACGAGACCATT